ATATTTAAAGTGATTGGAGATTACATGCCTAAAAAGATTATAATATTTTTAGTAGTATCGGTGTTTGTATTTTTAAATGTAGTAAACTCAATGGCGGGGGTAGGAAAAATACAAACAAAACAAGAAGTACTTTTACAACGAAATCCAACCGTTGAAGAAAGAATAGTTTGGGAAGAAGCTTTTTTATTTTATGAAAGAGACTTTATGAAAATACCAGAGCAGGTGTATTCAATCACACCTCAACCATTAGTAGTATCTGCAACTCCCTTAGTTGACCATAGAAGTTTTTGTGAACTCTATGATGTTTATGACCACAATCCATTAACAGGTTTTATAGATGATTGGGGATTTTGTGTTCCTGGACTAGTAACTAATAAAGTTTGGTTTACAAAATCTTTACAGTATGTGTATGGTACGGCTGTTTTTTATTCCCCAGGGATGATGAAAGCAACGGCTAGGTGGAGAGGAATGTACAACGATGCTTATCGTAGTGAGTACCTTGGTGGTGTAGCAACGGCTAGTCCAGCAGATATTGGTGAAACCATTTGGATAAGAAGAGAGGGACACGAGTGGGAAGGTCCTTATTTAGTAGTAGACTGTTCTAGACGAGCAGATATGTATACACATATTGGTATTAACCAACAAGTAGTTGAAGTTGATTTTAACACTGCTCTACGTTGGGGAATGGTGTCAACGAATTGGGAAAGAGGTAGTGATAACAATGTAGTCTATACTGTATATAAATATAAAGAACCTCTTGTAGAAGTTTATTATGGAAATGAAAAACCAAGTAAAGATATACAAAAATATGAAACCCCTGTTTATTATTCTAAGTATTGGTTAGATACAGTGGTTGAATTTCAACGTGAAGAAATTGAACCCTCTCCGATTTTCTTTCGTAATGGACTTAATCCTTTATGGGATTTAAGAGATGGTAATGGTAAACAATGTTTTACTTTAGATTGTTTAGAAAAGGAGTAAAGATGATTAGAAAAAAAGAAAAGGTATGGTGTTCGTATTGCCAAGATAAACAAACAGTCGGACGTTGTAAATCTTGCGAGGATGCTGTTTGTGGGGATTGTAAAATCCGTGGTTATTGCCCAACGTGTGCGGAGGTTGTAACAAACAATGTTGCCCCGTGCAACGAAAGGATGAAGGAATGATAAAGATTTTTAAATATTTATTTACTGGACTTTCTTATGTAATAATGTTTTTGTTTCTATTACCAGTTTTTGTTATAAAAATATTAGGAGATTTTGCAAATAAACTGGTAGAATAGAAATTTTTGGCATGTAGCATAAAGGCAATGCACTCGGCTGTTAACCGAGACGATAGTGGTTCGACCCCACTCGTGCCAGCTAAAAGAAAAAGAAAGGAGAAAAAAAAATGCGTCTTCTAGAAAGAAAAAGAAATAATTACTATTGTACTTATTGTGGTTTTGGAAATACAGAACAGTCTGTTGTTTTAGACCACATAGAAAAACATGAACTGGTTTTAATTCCTATAGCAAAAAAAGATATGAATTTATTAAACCAGTTCTTTTTTTCTGGAGATAGGGCTTTAATCCCTACAAATTTTGTACGAGTATTACAACGCTATATTCGGGAGGCAGTACGGAATGACTGAAAATAAACGAGAGTGTGTTTATTGTGGAAAGGATTGTGAAGCAGATGACTATCAAATGGTAGCAATGGAAAGACCATATAAAAATCTTTTTATTCACCCTGTTTGTATGAAAGAATTGGAAAAAGAGTATGGAGAGTATCCAACTGGTATGGTTTTATATTTAACGAAAAACACGGAGATATGGTATAATTAATATGAAAAACACTGAAAAAATGGATAAAAACAAGGAAAAAACAATCCAAATTAAGACCGCCTCTCAGGAGACAGTACAAAAAAGATGCCCCGATTGTAATTCAAAAGAATTAATTTTGGTTAGCAGGTGTCTTACATGCCTAAATTGTGGATGGTCTTTATGTAGTTTGTAGGAGGACTTTTGGTAAGGAGAAAAGAGTACGACCCTAGAAAGCTAAGGAACTTAGCTCAATATAAGGATATGTCTGATGATGAATTTGAAGAGGCTATGGAAGAACTTACATCAGACATATCCTTTGACTTGGGGGATTTTGAAGAACGAGTAGATAAAAAGATTGAAAAGTTTGGAGAAGATTACGACATCTCTGATATGAAGTTTAATGACACGGAGATGCTTAGAGCATTGAGCCGTGCCATTATTGCTTTGGAAGATTATAATGAAATAATGGCGGGACTTCGAGAAGAGGGGGTATCTAAATCCTATAACCTCACAATTCTTGATAAGCTACAATCTATGTCATCCAATTTAGCTAGAGATATTTCTAAGATGCAGGATGACTTAAAGATTTCTAGAAAAACCAGACAGTCGGATAAGGGTGAAACAGCCGCTGAAGAATTAGCCAGACTTAAAAAACTAGCTACTAAATTTTATCAGAAAAAAATGCAGTATGTATATTGTGAAAATTGCAGGATGCTTTTATCAACGACTTGGTTTTTATATCCAGAAAAAAATAATAAGTTAAGTCTTGAATGTAGTCGGTGTGGTAATAAAACAACAGTTACTTCACCACAACTTCTAGAAGGGAAAGGAACAAACCATCCAGAGGGCTTTAAATTTTAATGGCATTACAAGCAATCCCGACTCAAGAAGAGTTAATCCTGTATGAAATTTTAAGACATCCGGTATTTTCTTGGGAATTTATAAATTCAATAGACAATCCAGAATATGAAGAAGATTTTGAATACACATACTACCAAAAAGAATTTGTATGTGATTTCAGTTCTTATGTTTGTCTGTGTTGTGGTCGGGCAGTCGGGAAAACAGAAGCATTAAAAGGTTTATTTACTTGGTTGCTTATTAATAATATTTTTCCTGGGGATTATATTGTTTACACAGTTCCAAACAAAGCGCAATTAGAACCTGTATGGCAAGGAATAACAATTGCTTTTAGAAGTAATTCTATTTTAAAGCAATTTATTTTGCCACGAAAAGGAATTAACAGTGGTACTTTTAAAATAACTCTTGTAAATGAAGCCGTCTTGATGTGCAGAATTGCAGGTACAACCGGAGATGGGCGAAATGTTATTGGTCTCCATACTCCTTTTGAAATTGTAGATGAGGGTGGTTATTATCCTTGGGGGACTTGGTTAGAACTACAGCCCACTTTAAATACTTGGACACCTGGTTTTAGACAGATGGTTTCTGGAGTACCTACTGGATTTAGAGAAAATAATGTTCTATATCATTGTGATATGGAAAATGGTAGCTTTACAAAACATAGAATCGCTGCTCATGAAAATCCACGCTATACAGAAGAAGATGAACTAAGAAGTATCGAATTATACGGAGCAAAAGATAGTGATAATTATATTCATTTTGTTCTAGGAAGACATGGAAGACCCGTTTTCGCAGTGTTTGATAGAGGCTTTTTCGATATAAAAGATTATCCTGTTTGGAAGCTAGTACTGGATGGAATTAAACTGCATGATAATCTTCCTTCTTATTTTGAAAAAATATCTGCATACCCAGGTTTAAGTAGAGAAACAAAAGTTGTTATGGGGATTGACTTAGGATATACAGACCCTACAGCGATTGTTATCATGTACTTAGATAGAAATGGAAGATTTAGATTTCATGGAAGAATACAATTAAATAAAGTTCCGTATCCAATTCAGACCCAAATTATAGACATGTTGGATACGAAGTTTAATCCGGTGTTTATCGGAATAGATGCTGGACATTCTGGGAAAGCAGAGATACAAAAACTTCAAATGGACTCCCGCTATGATAAGAAAAACTATACAGAACGGGTTGTTCCAATTGAATTTACTTCAAATGTGGTTATTGGGATAGACACAGACGGCAATGAAATTAAACAAAAAACAAGACCATTTTCTGTTTCTATTTTACAAGAATATTCTAATGAGCAGAAAATAGTTTATTCTTCAACAGACCCCGAATTGATTTCAGAATTAGAAAGAATGGTATATGTAAAAACACCTTCCGGTAATCGGGTGTATAGAACTATGACACCCAAGGGAGGAAAGAAGGGGGATGACCACTTTACTGCTGCTATGTTGTGTCTTTTTATGGCGTGGTATT